GATCCGTTGTAGTTGTAAAAACCCTTTTTATCCATCCAAAACACGCCACGTGGTGTGTTCACGGCGGCATTGGGTCCGATCAAACTGACACCTTCGTTGACTAGGTTCAAACCAAACGTTAGGGGCGGCCCTATAAATTGCAGGCTATATAACGCCACGTCAGTCCAAACCAAGGTCTCCTGTCTAGCCCGGAGTCCACCAATAATCTCTGAACCTGCTGATAATCTAACTGAACCTGCTGTATTGGTAGTTTTTGGCTCCCACTCAGCAATACTTTCTTGGTCAGAAAAAGCCACTAACATTGGGTCTATAGTGCCACTTCTTGCTCCACCCGATATGGGGTCTGCGCCCAAAACAATTACGTGCCTATCCGTATCGCTCACTATGGTTTGTAAGCCTACTGTTGGTGCTAAATTAGAGCCAGATAAACTTGTGATATTAACAGCTCTTGTAGCCGTTCCATTAGATTCATCCCAATAAAAAATAGGTCCGCCACGTGGATGTAAAATTAAATCTTCTCCAAAATTGTCAGCAGACCATAATCTTAATTGGTTTGTAAACGTTAAGCTTGTAGATGCTCCGTACGCACCAGCACCCCATGCACCTGAACCAAAACCTGAAGATTGTATAAAGTTATCCAGTCCAACGTTTAATTGATAAGAGCCATCTACACCTGAACCGCCGTTACCAGTATCACTAGAATTTGCAGTAGCAGATGCTGTAAAAGTATATGTGTTTGCAGTTGGTACTGAAACTATTTGATGTTCTGTATTAAGCACGTCAGCGTTGATATTACCACCAAGGCTGACTGCACCACTAATTGTAACAAAATCGCCTTGTACGGCTCCGTGTGAGCTATCTGTGGCTGTAATTGTTGCTGAACCATTTGTTGCAGCAAAAGTTATGCTGTTGGTGCTTGTTTTTCGAATAGGAGTAACATCAGCAAGTGTAGTACCCTCTAATATGTATGCTTTGAGGTGTGTGCCAACATAAAGGTATTTGTTACCTTCAAGTGAAATCCATGGAAATAATTTACGACAAGTGCCTAAAAAAGTAGACGTGGTTTTTTTTGTCCACCCACCAATTTTTTCTGCAAAACCTTTTCTAAACCTGACTAAAGACGCATCAAACCAACCACCAGCATTGGTGTAATCAGTTCCTTCTTTATCTATACCAGCTTTAAACTGAAACTTCGCAAACGGCATGTTTCATTTTAAGCTATTCTAATTATAGCTGTAGATGCTGCTTTTGCTGGAAATACAATAGTAAAGTCACCAGCAGTAGATGTTTTGTCTCCACCAAAATCTATAGTAGCTACAGATTTGTCACCGTTGGTGTCGTTATAAATCATACAACCTCTAGCAGTTATAGTAGCTGTACTAAAAGTAAGGTCACTAAAATCAGTTACTGCTGTAGTTCCTGTGGCTGAAGGTGTAACGTTTGTTAAAGCTGCTCCACCTGAGGTGTAGTTAGTGCCACTTGCTTGTCCTGTTGTAGTAAAAGCAGTTGTTGTAGCTCCTAATGTAGCTGAGCTTGTATACAAAGCTAGTTTAAAACTATTGCCACTTGAATTAGTAAAGTTGTGTGTACCAGTTAATAGCTCTACTTTAAAGCTTGTAGTAAGTGTAGATGTTATTGCCATATTAAATACCTTTTATTATTTTTGCTAAATCCTCGCTACCACCATTCGTTAAATCTTGAATAAGCGTAGCCTTATAAGATTTTAAAGCATTTTTAATATATATCAAACATACTTGGTAAATTAAATCTCTGTAGGCTCTTGCCTGTGCTTTTATATGTTCTTCATTATCATCTGAAAAACCAACTATTTTATCTGTTAATTGTTCTGCCCAAAACTCAGGCGGATGACCGCCAAACTTTGTTGTGGACACTTCTACCATGCCTAATTCAGGCACACCATCAGGCGTAATCTTTATTACCATTTGTTTGGCTCCGGGGGTTTTAAATGACTGTCGTATCTATCAGCGACTTGTGGCAAAACAATTTTTTTCTGTACTTTTAATTCGCTAATTTTTTTTAGTTCAAGACCCTCT